CTATAAAGATGCTCTTACCGGATAAGTCGTAGCTCTTCTGTGCCTGCATAAATCACCCATAGAAAATGGTAATGGAAGCGGTGTTAGTCACCGTACCATACAGCCCATTTTCTGCAAGGATGCCCTGATCCGGGATGAGGACATACACTGCGTCGGCATTTGCTGCCGCAGGTGTGTTCAACGTAAGCAGCGTATCGCCCCCATCACCATCAGTGATGACAACCGAACCCGAACTTGCACCATTGGTATAGTAAATACCTTTGATGCGGGTCCGGAAAGCTACGTTGGCATCCGTCTGGGTTTTAAAGACACCAGTCGCAGTCAGCGGCTTAGTGGCTTTGACGTCTGTTTGCATCGCCATCGGTAATCTCCTTTATAGGGCTGTTACCGATTAGGAGTCAGCAGTGAAGATCGTCGTCAGCCAAGCCGTGCTGTTAACCGCAACTGCCTGAAGCCACGTGGAGCCTTCCATGGTCACCGATGCGCCACCGTTGATGGTATCGCTGGTGTTAGCCAAAACCGGAAGACCGTTGGTTGCAGCCGTGTTGTAGATCAAAACCGAAATACCCGCCGCAGCGGTGGGAAGAACTACCGACTTGGTGCCGTCAGCGCCCGAAACAACCGTAATACCGGTCGTAATAGCCGTCGAGTTGGCAATCGTCGTGCCGTTAGCGGTTGCGGTGTTGGTGGTTTCGATCACAGTGCCCGAAAGCGTGCCGGTCACAGTGCCCGTCACGTTGCCGATGATGTTGCCTTCGAAACCGTTGTCCGACTTTACCGGACCCGAAAAAGTAGTACGTGCCATTGAATTTCTCCGTGTAGTAGCACCTCACTCATACCGTCTCTACTACGTCTGCTAGGTCAGTCGGTATGAGCATTTCACCTAGATGAGTAGGTATAACACTTAAAAGAAAAGAGGGGAAGCAGTTTCCCACTTCCCCTCCCCCTGTTTCCTTAGGCAGCGCCTTCGGAACCGTACATGCCCAGCGGGTCAGACCAACCGAAGCTGTAACGCTCACGAGCCTTGTACCGGACGTTGCCCGTGTCAAAGTCGCCGTCCATGCTGTTAGACATGGGCGTACGAACAAAGTGCTTCAGACCATTTGGCACATCGGTGGTCAGGAACCACGCATCCGTGTCGGTCAAGAAGTGGTTAACGGTGTAACCTTCCGGGATCGAGCCGTTGCTCTTCAGAGCGTTGATGTCGTTATCAGCGGTGCTGACACGCAGTTCCGTCTCAAGGAGACGGGTTGCGACGAACATCAGGCTCGGCGGAACCACCAGCTTACGCGGCTTGGCCGCGATCAGGAGGCCACGCTCGTCGGTCCACGCAGCAATCTGGATGACCGCAGCCTCAAGCGAGGTTTCGTTGAGGTCAGCCGGGGTGCTGGGGATGTTCGAGTTGGTGCCACCCGAAACCAGCGGATGCGAAGCCGAGAACAGGGGCTGGCCGTCGCCACCGGCATAGTCGGTGTCGAAGCCATTGTTCAGGACCGCAGCAGCCTTCGTCTGCTTGGTGTAGGCCATGGCACGAGCCAGAGCCTTGGTGTACCGCGACGACAGCGAGTCGTAGAGGTTGTCTTCGATGGCTTCTTCCGTGAGCGAGAACCCGAGGGCAATCGTTTCATGGTTGTAGCGAGCCGTGAAGACTTCCTGCGCGTTGTCGTAAGCGATAGCCGAACCTTCGTTCTTCACCGGCGCAGCCGAGAAGCCCGAGAGCTTGGTTTCTTCTTCGAACGAACGCTCAGAAGTCTCCGTTTCGAAGATTTCCTTATGCTCTTCGCCGTAGCGTGCATATTCCAGACCGAACAGGGCGTTCAGACCGGGCAAAAGCTCCTTGAGGAGTTGTGCGCGTGAAATTGCCATTGTTCAGTCTCCTTATGCGAGGCCAGTGGGGTTGAGGTACTGGTGCGTGCCTTGGTTCCACTTGACGATAACTTCGGTGTAAGAACCGGGGTTACCAGCCAGAGCGGTCGCAGGAACAACGTCAACCACACGGATCGGCCATGTCGAGGTCGTACCTTCGGTCGAGTCAACACCGACCTTAGAGTTACCCGTGATGGTCGAACCAGCGTTGTTAGCGCCGTTTGCCAGCTTTACGTTCGAGCCGACAGCAGCCTGAGTCAGGTAGCTGACGGTGTTGGAGTTGGTGCCAGCGCAGACGGCGACCTTGAACAGGGCATCCGGGTCGTCGAGGACATAAGCCTGAACGTCGGTGATGTTCGTGGTGCCGGGGTAGTACTGACGGAACGTCTTACCAAAGGTTGGGTCCGTATAGGTGCAACCGAGGAAAACGCCAACCGGAGTAGCAGCATCCGTACCGGTATCCTTGCCAACCGTACCACCAGCAAGCAACTTCACAACGTCACCGTAATAGATGGCCGTCGAGGAGTTGGTTGCGATGGGCAGAAGGCGCGTGGAACCGGCAAAAACCTGCCCGCCGATCAGATTGATCGGAACAAGCCCGTAAGGGCTAGTAACAGAAGGGTATGCCATGTCTCTAAGCTCCTAGCTTATTTGCCTTTGCCAAACGACGTCGATGACTTCTTCTCACGGAAGAGGGGCATACGAGCGTCATTCTCACGCATAAAGTTATTGTCTACGGAGTCGATCTGAGCACGGTTCTTGTTCGCAAAATATTCACGACGCTGATCCATAAACTCAGTCGGGATTTTGCAGAGCAATAACCCGCCGATTTCGATGTTGTCCTTGAAGCGGCTATTAGGGTCGGACAGAAAGCTGAGCTTCGGCTGCTCTTCAATCCGGACCGGTTCCCACCCTTCGCGGAACTTGGCTGAGACGTTTTTGGCGTCTTGCTGCTCGACCATAGAGACACGAATCCACCTGTAGGCGTATCCGGGCTGGCGTTCAGGCTCAGGAAGCCCTCCGGCTGGTGCCCACGACTCAGGACGTTTCGCGCTCGTCCGATCTTCATGCTCTCTTGCGATACGATTTTCTGCCATTTTCAACGCTCCATCTTCATCAGTTCACGAGCATATTGCTCGGGGGTTAGACCTAACCGCTTAGCGATTGCGATCTGGGACTGTTTCAGCACGATCTTTTTGGGGGATGTGCTACGCGAAGCTGGTGCGACGACATTGGCAGGTTTCGAGGCGCGTGGAGCCTTAGCAGTGCCATCCATCGCTTTGGACTCTTCTCCGAAATATTCGGGGAAGCGTCGGCGCATCGTTGTGTCGATTGCGCTCCAGTATTCGTCGGAACCCACAAACTGCGGGCCACGTTCTCTTTCGAGCTTCTGGTGAAGCCCGAGAGCAGATGCCGTCATCTCCGGATCGGTGCCCCACCAACCATTGCGCTCTTGCCACGCCATGGTCTTGGCATCCGGTCGCGGGATTTGGACCTGCTGTTGAGGCTGTTGTACCTCTTCTTCTACACCTTGTAAAGTAGGTCTATAGCTCGCAAGCTGCTGCATCTTGTATTGAGCCGCAGTCAGCTTCTCCTGTGCCTCAATAACCTTGTCAGTATCGCCAGCCTCATAAGCATCCCGATACTCACGCTTGGCCTGTGCAAGCTCGAACTCAGCGTTCTGCTTGAAGCTACCAACAAGAGTCTGCTCGCCCTCAGAGAGGGTAGCCTTCAGCTTGCGGTTCTCTTCGAGGAGACGCTGGGCTGCTTGAAGTGCTTCAGCCTTTTCACGGGCCTCTCGCTCCTTCTCGCGGCGCTCGTCGTGCCACACCTTCTTCATCTGCTTGAGGCGGGTTTTGACCTTGTCGGAGTATTCCTCCAACTCGTCAGCCTCTAGCTCTTCGACGACTTCCTGCGGCATAGGCTCACGCCCACGGTCTTCCTCAGGGGTATCGTCTTCGACTTCTATATCCGGCTTATCGCCTTCATCGGAAACAGGGGTGTTCTCATCTTCGACTTCCCACTGGAAGTCATCATCAGGCTTAGTTGCCATCTGCCTTCTCCTTTGTACGGGGACCGCCCCCGTTAAGCGCGAGAGATACCTCTCGGGTCTTCAACTACCGCTTCGACCGCATCATCATTGATGATCCGGAACTCACGGCCATGAATTTTCAATCGTGAACCGGCGTGCGGGCGCACGAGGACAAAGTCCCCTTCCTTGCACCATGGGCCGGTTGGAAAGCGCTTCTCGTCTGCGTAGGCATCCGGGCCTACTTTCAGGACGAACAGCACCGTAGCGAGCAGTTCCTCATGGCGGATTGTCTCATCTGCCTTGATAATGCCGCCTTCGGTCACCTTCTCGATGTCAGGGATGCCACACAGCAGGCGATAGCCAGAAGGATCAGGAAGCTGTTTGGCGCGCTCTTCGAGCGGAACTTCAGGGGCTGCGCCCACCTTTGGAAGGGGCTTACCCCCAATATCCACGAGCGCGGGTTTGGCCGCACCGATAATCTCAGTCATCGTCTTGTTCCATGCGTTCTGCGGTCTCCGCGAAGAAACCGTTTGCAATCATGAGTCCGCGAATAATCCCACAGGCATATTTGTATTCGCCGTGGTCTTTAGCGGTCCCGCGTGCGAGGTCGTCGCTTAGCACGGCGATCTCGTCGTTCACCTTTTTCGCTAGGTACTGAAGCAGGTCACTACTCATTCAATCTCCTCTGGCTGCTGGGTTGGGGAAACAGGGGTTTCGGGTTGTGCGGTCTGAAGCTGTTCGCGGGCGATTTCGACGCCCATACGAAGTCCCTCCATCTGCTCTTTTGCGGACAGGTTTGCTCTGTCCGTGGCAACTTTTGCGCCGACCTGTAGGCCAGCGATTTCTTTCTGCGCAGCGATGCGCTTCTCTTCGAGTTCAAGCCGGTCGTGCTTCTCGGTAGCGTCGATCATGAGTTTCTTCTCTTTAAGATCGACTTCCTTCTGCTTGATCTCCAACTCCTTCATCTGCATCTGGACGATGGGGTCCTGCTGCATCTGTTGGGCTTGCGCCTGCTGGGCTTCCGCTTGGTTCTTCTGGAGCAACTGGGCCGACGCAGCGGCAGCAAGCCGCGAGATAGCCATTTCAGTGTCTTCATCCATCTCGGCATCAGGCGGGGGCAGCGGCACACCGGCCTGCTCCTCGATCTGGCGACGATACTCAAAGGCCAAGTGCTCAGCGATGTGGGCGTTCATTGCAGCCATCATGGTCTGAGCCTGCGGGTTCTGACCCATAAGCTCTTGGACCTTGGGGTCCTGCATGGCCGACATGTGCACCATGATGTGGGCCTGATGATCCTGATACATAAACGCCTTGACCGGCTTACCGTTGATGACGTTCATATTCTCACTGATCGGATCGGTCGGCTTCATGCTGCCGTCGTCCTGCATCGGGACGAGCTTGTCGGCGTTCTGGATACCCAGAACTTCCAACATCTGCCGGTGCAGGTAGGGCAGGTCATAAAGCTGCGGCGCGCTTTGCGCCAACTGGATAACCGCTTGATATTGAACGATCTTTTGCGCCATAGTGGCAGCGTTGGGATCGGAAACCGGGATAACCTCGACCATGTCATAGTCAGAGCGCTTCGCTCTGCGGTCGCCTTCTTCCGGCTCGTAGCTATACGTCTCTGGCGTATAGTCAGCGATGATCTTCTTGAGGAGCTTGAACTCCTGCTTCATCGAGTAGTGGACGCGTGCCTGCACAGCCGACATGATCTTGAGCGTGCGCTCAAGGATAGCCAGCGTGGTGCCGACAGGAGCCTGCGCCGACATGTCACTGATCTTCATGTCCGCAGCGGACGCGAAGCGACGACCTTCTTCGACGATTGTGCCTAGCAGGCTATACAGAACTTGGCTCGGTTCCTTGTAAGGAAGCGGCATGATGTTGTCGCGCATCGTGCCGCTGGCAACGTCTACATCCCGCCATTCAGCCGGTGCGATAGGCGTGTCATCGCCCTTGACGCGAAGCCCTTTAGTCTTGAACCCGCCCGGAAGATTACTGAGTGTACCTGCGTCAACAAGCTGGCGAATAAGAGAAGTGCCAGACTTAGCAAAAGCACCAATAAGATGGATAAGCCCAAAGGCATAAAAGCCAAATCCCGGCACGTACGCATAATGGACGAAGTGATTGCGTTTTTGTTTGAGGTCATCTTCAGGGTCCCAATTCCGGCGAATAGACAGGATTGTCTGGGAAGCCTTGTCGATGGTCACCACGTAGGGGACGGCAATCTCGGCTTCAGCCTCGTCTTTGGCAAACTTGTCGTCTGGGAGCACGAGGTCAACGTGCATTTCCAATAGTTTATAGCGGTCGTCAGAAGAGGCTCGGAAGCCCATCTTCTCAGCAATCGCCTTCTCGATCTCGTCGAATGTATCGGTCGGCTCAGGCAGATCGACGTCACGGTAGAACCCACTGGCTTGGAGCTTCTTAAGCTCGTTGGGGGTCTTCCGCATCACATGGGTGACGCGTCCAGCGACTTCCAAACTAGACGCGCCATAGGGGACCACGACGTCTTCCGCCGGGATGTACATTGCCGCCTGACGGGCCAAAGCCGGGTCATAATAGACCTTCTTGAACGCATTACCCGCAAGGCCGAGGCCCCACAGCATGCGCTCATGTTCAGGGCGGTATTCCACCATGACATCGGTCAACTGGTGGTTCATGTCTTGCTGGACGCGGGCCGCAGCTTCTTGCGTCTCAGGGGTTTCCTTACCAATGATCTTGGTCCGCACCGGGCCTTGCGCCGGGAACGTCTCCATCATGGTCTCAGCTTGGAACTTGACGAGAGCTTCGGAGAGGAGCGGGTGGTAGACGCCGCATGCACCCGGCCACGGCTCGGTCCGGTCTTCGACCTTCATGCCGAGCAGTTCCAACCCGTCTACGTAGGTCTGTATCCAGTCCTTGCGGCTCGACAGGTCTTCCTCAAACTCACCGAGCAGATCACCTGCAATCTCGGTTAACTGGCCCTCATCAAGGAACTCAGCAAGGTTCTCGTTAAACTCGCTGTCTTCCTCGTCCCGGCCCGGTTCAAGCTCGATCTCCATGCCACCCATACCGATGGTGACGGACTCGGGGTCCTCGATCTCAATTTCGAGGGCAGGCTCCTGATCCATCAGGTCCTCGGGTGAGAGGCCCTTGGGGGCCGGGTTCAGAGCCTTGTCGATGTCCATTTACTTGCCCTTCTTCTTACCCTTGGTAGCTTTCACTACCGTGCTGGCAACAGCCACGACAGGAGCCACACCTGTGGCTACACTGGCAACAGTAGTCGCCACTTCAGCGACGTCCTCAAGGACGTCGAGGATGTTCTTTTTCTTGGGAGGCGGGGGAGCGATGTTAACTTCCACCAATTCGAGCCGGTTGACGTAGTCAACAGCATCAGCGAACGGCACGCCAGAAGCGCGGGTCTCGTTAAAGGCAATGCGCTGTTCTGCGCGCCACTTCGACCACTGGGTTTTACCAATGGGAAAAAGAGCCTTGACATCTGCCATTAGATCAACTTCCTTTGTTTCGCCGGGTTACCGTCGTCGATTACGACGCCTCCAATAGCATATTTCTTACCATACTCGCGTATAGGTAGCCATGATTTAGTAGCGCTATCGAAAACCTCGGCATCCTTAATCGATGCCGCTCGCCCTTTTGGGAGTTTATTCGCAGGCATACGGACGGTCATACTACCTGTCCGCGCCCAAGGACGTCCAAAAATACCCTCTGCATCCGCAGCAGACCACCATTTAGTAGGGTCTTTCTCCGTAGCGAACTTGGTCCCTCCTTTGGGTACTGTAAAACGACCTGATTTAAGAGCCGACTCCAGTTCAGCGGGGGACATATTCCTCATCACATGTGTAACTTGTTCCGGACTACGAAGGGCGCGGCCCTCTAAAATAGATGTTTTAGCAGCCGGATTGGGTTCGGGTACAACCCGATTAACCATACGCTGCCCAAGTAACTTTTCTTCTGCTGCGAGGGCCGCACGGGGTGCCACTCGGCTCAAAGCGCCTAAACCTGCTGTATTAATAGCAAAATTAGTTGCGTCGGCTTCTGTTGCACGGCGTTTACCAGTCGCAACATCTCCGGGTAACGTAAAAGCATCATACATTGAGTTGCCAATATTACGAATAAGCCCCGGAATGGCTAAATCTCTATCCCCTGTCTGGGGGTTGTACCGCATGGGTATAATTGTGCCGTAATTATACCCCTTCTCCTCAGGGGGAAACAGCGTGCGCGTGCCCTTCTTCTCGCTCATTAGTAGTACCCCCGATTGCGGTTTGACTTGAAATACACTGGTTCGTCCTCTGCGTCTAGCTCAGTAGTCACATAGCCGCCCCTACGGAACCGGTGCATGGCCATAGACACGCTATCCACATAGTCGTCGTGCTCACCGCCCGGGAATGACGCCACCTCGTCGATGACCTCTTCAGCCCACGCCGTGTTGGGTGCCCACACCCTTCCGGAGGCGAACAGGTCAGACACGGCGTTCAGACGGCTGATCTTATCATTACCTCTTGTCGGGGTGAACTCCTGCACTGGTATACCCATGGCCCGCATCTCGTAGATGAGTGGCGCACCCGAGGCTTTCTTTTCAATAATCACACTGTCCGGGTCCCAGTCCCGATACTCCTCAACTGCCGTGCGCTTCAGCGTCGGGAACTCCATACGATCCCGGAAGGCATTCAGGAGGATGATGTTGGCCTGCTCGATACCGTTGTCATCAGGGTGGTAGAACACACCCCATGTAGTTAACGCCGAATAGTCTGCGCGTTGGGTCTTCTCGAAGGCCGTATCCCAGCTTTGCAGCACAAAATCGCATGCAGGCGGCGTTTCTTTCTCCCAGATTTTCCACCATTCGCGTTTGACGATGGCGCTCTGGTCCCCGGTCGGGTTCTGCTGATACTGCGCCATCCACTTTGAGTTGGGCAGTTCCTCTTTGAGCGCTGCAAGCTCGTCGAGGCTCCAAAACTCAGGCCATAGCGGGTTGCCCGAGGGCAGAATGGCAGGAAATTCAATGACTTCCCACTCATCGCCGCCCCGCTGAGCGGCTGCTTTGAGCACCTGTGCGGTCAGGTCGCGCTTCGACCACCGCGTCATCACGACAACGATGGCCCCGCCCGGCTGGAGACGCTGTCTCGGCCCCGAAGTGTACCACTCGTAGGTCTTATCGTAGATGTCCGGGTTGATTTCGGCCAGCGCTGCCTCTTGTTCGGAGTGCGGGTCGTCGATGATGAGGACGTCAGCCCCCTTACCGGTCACTGCACCCCCCACACCGATGGCGAAATAGTCGCCACCTTTGCTGGTATTCCACCGGCCAGCCGCCTTGGAGTCCGCGCTGAGCGTCAAATCAGGGAAAATCTGATGGTAGGCGTCCGTATCGACCAGATTTCGGACTTTTCTACCGAAGCCGACCGCCAATTCAGCCGTGTGGCTGGTCTGAATGACCTTTTTGTGCGGAAATTTCCCCAAAAACCACGCTGGAAGCAGGTATGAGGCGAACTCCGACTTGGTATGACGGGGTGGCATGTTAATTATCAGGCGTTTTAGCTCGCCTCTGGCCACCCGTTCGAAGGCTTCTGCCATTTTGGCGTGGTGACGCCCCCCGATAAACGTCGGCCACATCTTTTTGACGAACGCCATGAACTTCTCACGGCACGCCTGTTGCTCCCTCAGGTTCTGGAGCTTCTCAAGCTCCGCTAATAGTTGCTCCTGCTCGTGTAGGGGTAGCTTCGGCAGGATTTTAGGGAGGTCAGCTAGGCTGATCTCCTCGATTACCTTCATATTAGGGCGACCGACCTTGGCCATTAGGCGTCGTCGTCCTCTTCGGCTTCCGCGTCAGCGGGTTCTTCGGGCACATAGACGCCAAGCTCTTCGTCCAGATCGACCCCCAACGGGGTGACGTCGATGACCTCGGCGTTCAGCAGGCGCTTGACCCGCTCCTTAATAGCCGCTTCGAGTGCGTCTGGGCTGTTATAGTTGATCGTAATCTCGCTGCGCTCGTTGAAGAGGGCGATGTCGCTATGCTTGCCCAGCAGTTCCAAGGCGCGAAGCTCATATTTTGTGTCGCCACAGTTGGCGATTTCGAGCAGCTTATTGGTCAGCGCAGCGCGCACTTGACCAACGTCGAACGCAAGGTTCTGGCCGTAGGTCTTCAGGAACGCCGAGGCAGCCAATGCTGTCGTGTAATTTGTAAGGGGTGCTGCTTGCTGCTGCTTTGCCACTGCGTCGATCAGGGCTTTTTCCCGGTCCAACGTGGACGGGTCTACCTCCAGCGGCGCACCCAACTCCTCTAGGAGTTCTGCCGTACCGGCAGCCACTGCCACCTCTTCCATGAAATTGTCGAGTTTGGTTTCGTCGGTGCTGAATGGCACCGGGTGGTCCATCGTGGGTTCGATTTTTACAACAGCCATGTGGTGCAGCGTCCGGTTTGAGGGAGCAGACCTGCTGTGTAACAGTCTAATAGCGTAGCTGTAAAGGGTTTAGCGTGGGAGGTCGAGCCGTCTGCTGATGTGTTAGCAGCATTTATCTCGCTTATCCGACGTCAGGTGAGGGATCAGGGCGTCGAAACGGTAGCTAAAATATATACCCCTATGGGGTAGGGGACCCAAGAAAAAAGTGACGGGGGGTCTTCCGTAGCGCCGGGTTGACGGTGTCTAGCCAGAAAATGAAGGGGGTAGGGGGGTCTCGGTTTCGAATGTGTTTCGTCGTTTGTGCATTTTATTATGTATACGCGGGCGGTGACATTTCTCTGGTTTTGGGGGGTGCCGCCCCCGTGCCCCCGCGCAATCGGCAAAACGCAACCCCCGCCCCCCTGCCTTGTCGCAACCCGCCGCCCCGCCCCCCTTGCTTTGCTAGGCACCGCATGGCCCGCGCCTCGCCTTCCTTACCCGAGTAAGGAAAGCCCCTCCCGCCGCGCCCCGCATTTATTTGCATAATAT